CCATCTTCGGCGACAATGTACTCCCACCGATTTTGATGGGAAATAATTGCCCGACTGTCGATGTACTCATAGACAGGATTTTGTTCAAATTTCACAACATTGCGAAATACGACGACGCCACCACCCAGGTCCTCTACCTCGTAGCCGGCAATCTCCTTGATTGCTTCATCGTCGATGAGTGGCGTGTCAGGATGTGGCGACAGCCCGTTTCTCCAGTCAGGTTCTGTGCTGATCGGCTCCATAAGCCGAACACTATCAGGTCAGCCGTTCTTGACGACGTATTGATAACCAGGTCCGTGAGGCATGTGGTAGTAGGTGATGTCGTCACGAGATTCGAGAATCTCGTAAATGTCGTAAATCGGCTGAATGTGATATTCCTCTGAATACAGGCGCATGATTTCATTCACCGTCGACAGACAGAGAAGGCCATTTGGCTCAAGGAGATCTAACGACTTGCTCAGAAGGTCATTGCACGTAACGGCGTGTGTCGCTGACAGTGCGATGAAGTCAAAGCACGGATCTTGGAGATCCATCAACTCGTCGAAGTCGTACGTGGTGTAGTGAACGTCTGGATACTCGGGCTGAGTAAGCACAAAATCCTCGAACTGGTACAGCCAGTCATTATTTAGAAATGACAGATTGCAGCCGGCATTGTGCAGCATCGCAACCATTTCAAACTGCACGTCAGGAGTTGTGATGAACGCACGTTGAGGCTTTTTCATGTCGGCAGCCATCGTTGCGTAGCCATTGGTGAACATGTAGGTCATGTCTGACCAACCTGGTCGGCCACCACTTGCGTTCCAAATATGCATTGTGTAGTCGCTGCCAACTGCCACTGCTCGACGGTCAAGATTGATTTCCGAATACCTATTAGCAACTGCGCGAGCGATATCCGCATGCATTTCTGCATGGTCAAACGTCGTATTGTTGCCGGCAATTCTTGACAGTGCAGTTACAAAAGAACTGACAACTAAGAACTTGCTACCAAGTACGTCATCCATTTACTACCGCCAATGCAATCTGACGACGATGCCATAGTCGTCGCACGTTTGCCACGCAAAGAAGAAACGCTTCACGACACAGATCATTGGCAGCGCCAGTGAAGTTGCTGCTAGTCACCCACCACTGGTTTCTGGCAGAAGAAACAATCTCGTCAATAGTGATGTTGTCTAGATCGCTGCCTAATCCCAGACATAGCGTCCATTTTGCAAGTTCGATCTCAACAAACTCAAGTTCAGATGCGCCACTGAATGTCTTTGTGGCCTTAGACCCAGATCTGGGCATTACTCACTCTCCCATTCCTCCGGCTGACGAAGCGACTCGAAATCTACTTCCTTATCGAACTCCGAGGTGAGCATATTGCACGAAAAACCGACACCCTGGGTTGCGCCACGCCATAGCAATGTCGCATGGTCAAATACGATCGGCTCTTCGGCGAATCTCTCCATGTCCGCCGGATCTGGTCCATTAGATCCCTCAAGTTCAACGATGCCCTGGTCGTGTTCGGCAGCATTCTGGACGATGTCCTTTGAGAGGAAACGCAACTTCTTTTTCATGACGACGTGAGCGTGGACAAGCGGATAGCCATGTTGTTGAGGGCCAGGTACGACTTGTACTGGGGGTCATCTTCCGCTACGGGAATGACGTAACTCTCTCCAAGTTCGTTCTCCAGGACATTCAATGTCAGGGCAAGTTGAGTGATGTTCAGTTCCAAGAACTCAATTGCCTTGGATCGCGCCTTTGCTGCCTGTGCATCGTTAAGTGCCACGATTCCTCCTTACAGTTCGGCCAGTTTAGCCTTGACTTGCCTAAGCATCAAGCACTTCTCGTAAGCGTCACCCAGGGCGCTATGTCCGCCCTTTACAAAACCCTTCTTGAGTGCCCAAATCCGGAAAGCATCAGATGCCGGCGGCTCTTCGTCGTTGTGCTGACAGGAGCCAATCTTCATGTACTGGAACACCTGCTGGTCAGGCAGCGACATGAGGAAAGAGACAATCGGGTCGTCCTCGTTGCGGACATCGAGATTGAGCGTCTTCAGCACGTTGTCTGAAAGAACAGCCATCGGCTCTGAATTGTCGGCAAAATAAAGGGCCCATTGCCATTCCATCAAGAGTTTTAGGAATTCGTGAAGCGTCGGACTTGAGAAGTAGGGATGAAAGTTGTTCAAGCGACGATGCGTCGTAGCGTTGATCTCCGTATACGCAATGGCAGCGAGATTCGGTTGGTGGTACACGACCACATGAAGGAGAATTGGACCAAGGAAATCATTGTCTTGCAATGCGTCATACAGGTCCGTCCTTCCATAAAGTTCATCAATGGGGAAGAGCATGTACGAATCCGTTGCAGAGCAAAGGTCGTGCATCCAGTGCGCCTCATTGCCGGCCTTCGGAATACTTGACCAAAGCCCGTAGGCGCCAGTGAATCTGACATTTGATGACCCGGGCATGTATTCAATAGTCGAGGCGATCGCGGAGATTGCAGCCTCTTCGTCGGCGTAATCATCGGGGTCAAGGGATGCCGAAAGAAGGGCCTGTGCGACCTCTTGATTCAACTTCTTCTCAGCGTCTAACAACATTTGACGCCTGATTGTCGGGCTGATCTTCATGGTTCCCTCTGACAACGCTGTGTGTGTCAACAATAATACCCCACAGCCCTAGCCGAGGATTTCGTCGATGCACTCCATAATTGTCCAGTGTTCGCCGGTCGTCAGGGGCTCCGTATCGAGCGGGTTTGACTGCCAGTTAAACCTAGTGACCATTCTGCCGCTCCTGCCGATCACAAACTTCTCCCAGGCATGGGGTACGCGCGCAAAATCTCCACCCTCAACATTCCACCCCTCCATGGCTTCCTGGGACATATTGGCTGGGCTTGTTGACTTCCTACGAACAACGCCACCCATCAGGAACGTATAGAGGTCGTGACGATTCTTTCCATTGACATCGACTTTTGTAGAAATCGGAAATGTGACGAAGGGGTAGGCCTCGGACATGAACCGCAGAATGTCAGCATCTTCGAGCGGCTCCTGCTTGCCAAATTGATTACAGGGAACGCCAACCACAGAGAAGCCACGGCTAGAAAAGTGGTCATGTAGATACTGAAGTTGCCGAAACTGCCTGACCGTTCTCAAGTGCGACCAGGTCGAAGAACATTTAGGGGTGTAGCCGGCCTTGCTCGCAACATTTACTACTAAAAGCACCTGTCCGGCCACATGCTCCATGATGTTCGTTGAGCCATCAATACTGAGAAGTTCGATATCGAAAGCCGAGGTGACTTCACTCATCATTTTCCTCCAGAACTGAGAAGTGAACAACGTCCAGTTCGAGTTCCGGAACCTCGCCGTCAAAGAAGAGAACCGACCCACCATCCCCACTCATGGTCACATTACCGATGAAGGGGAACGGTGCAATCCCACGGATTTCGCCGGTGACCACGCCGGCAGACTCGCTCATATTTTCGAGGGAGACTTGACCCTTGTGCGCCATTGAGAACGTGATGGAGTTTTCGTCCCTGAGAACCACGAAATGCTCTTCGCCAAGTGGCGTTGACGCTACGCATGAGAATCTAACCCTGGAACTCATAAGGAACCTCCGTAATCTGCGGTTCTTTCAATTCCGGAAGTCCGTCATGTCGAGGGCCAATCTTATTGCCCTTCTCATCCAATCCGGTGCGAATGCCGTTCATCCATGTCCATGGTTCTTCGCGCAATTTCTTCATCTTTGCTTCGCTGTATGCCATGCGCGCATCTATTAGATCTGGTTTGTCCCACAGGTTCTCAACATTGAACTCGACAGACTGCGCCAAGGTATTTGGGTAGATCGTAAAGAATGCAAAAGGTTCGCCACCCTTAAAGATGACCGGCTCATTGACCGTGGTGATTTTCCACGAAACTTGAACTTCGTCGGGCCACCAGTGGCTTGGGACCGAGGCGGTTAGGGGGACTGCTCCATCCACGAAGTAGTTAGGAGAGCCGGTAATCCAGGTGTCATATCCTGGCTCTGTACCAAACGCCCAACCAATGTGCATATCAACCATGCCAATCTTATTGCAGTTGGCAATCACTCGACCTTTGTAGTTCTCGCCCTCAATGATCGTTGGAACAGTATTTCCGCCCTCCCATTGAACAACGAGATCCTGTTGAAGAATGATCTCCCAGCCACTTACGTTTGCAGTTGATAGCGGCAAACACCTATAAGCGTGCTTGTTGTAGGTCGCGTCCATCCAGTCTCGTTTAAGGCGAGATTGCCTAATTTCTGGCGCGAGTTGATGTGTCCGAACAAGAGTTACCTTTGTCATCAGGGCTTATTCGGTTGATCGTAGGACTGACCAAAGTCGCGCGAGAAACCACCGAACTTGTGGCAGTCATCGTTGTAGTCAAACATGGTTACTGCGGAGTACTTGGTACCCGAAGTGACTGGCTTGGAAGCATGAGCGAAAAGGTAGGTCGATGGGAAGAACACGCTGTCGCCGGCCTTTGGGTCAATGGTGACATCCAGGTACGGAAACCAAAGTTCTCCGCCTTCATAGTCGTCATTCAGGTAGGTCACATTTGACACCGTACAAATGTACGAAAAGCCGTGATCGGTATGCACGTTGAAATGCTGTCCGCTTGTGTACCTGACGAAGTTGATTGCCTCCATGTACGTCATGTTGACGTTGAACATCGACTGGTAATGCGTCAGTGCCGACTTGATGCGACTCGACACATCGTTGTAGACGGAAACAACACCACTGAACTCGGGCGGGGTTCCTGGGATATAGGGGGCGTCCATCTTGAAATCAACGCAATCTCTGTACTCGGGCATCTTGACGCCTTCGCCAACAAGGGATTCGTGCCACTTGAAGTAGGGATGCGAACTGCCAGATAGAGCAGACTCAAGACGTTCCGGAACAGGCTCAATACCCGTGAGGATGTCTCGATAGACAACGATCCCGAGGCGCTTGTCTCCAACAAACTCGTAAGTGAATGGGCAGTTCGGCAGATACTGAGTTTGAAACATGTCAAGAGCCTACCTTGGCCTCTTCGCCAGGTTCAAGTATGTGCCAGAAACTCGTACATGTCAGCCTATTCCCAGACTGAAGTTCAGTTACCTCATGCATGTAGTCAAGCGACGATGGGAAGAACGCAATTGCCCCAGCCTGCGGATGGATTGTGATGTCGAAATCAGGGAACCACAGATCGCCACCAGTGAAGTCAGAACTCAAGTAAATGATGGAACTCACATCTCTGGTCGGGTAGCCGGCGTGCGTCGGAAGATTGTCGTATACGTCTGCATGGAGAGGGAGGACCCAGCCGATGTCGTACTTGACGACCGTTCCCTGAATCTCAAAGCCAACTTCACAGTCGTAGGCCTTCTCGATCTCGCTCTTCAGGCGATGCTGTGTGTCCTGAATGATCTTTCCTTCCCTGTCGGGAAGTCTGTTGATGAACGAGTTGGGCTTGCCATCTTCCCTGCACCATTCGCTTTCATCAAGAACCTTTCGCACCAGCGCTATATCACTATCAGTAATAAAGCCCTCTATGTAGTTGATTTTTCCCCATGTGTGGTGTTTCATCTCAGTTCTGTCACAGTGTAGAAAGATGGAGTTGTCCACCGAGTCCCAGACACAACTTTCTTCACGCCGTGAAGGAAGTGAATATCGCCAGGATGAGCGACGGCCATGCCGGCTTCAATCTTCAACTCGATCCCATGCTCTGGGTAGTAAAACTCACCACCCGCGAAGTCTTCGTTCCAATAAATGATCGAATTCACGTCATATGTAGGGAACGGGTTGGGGGAGCCATCATTCAATTGCTTGTCAGCATGAGGTTGCTGCTCATTCCCGGGCAGCCACCTAACCAATACGGGCGGCCTGGTTGACAGCCCGACGTTGAACTTTCCCTCAAGAAGATTCTTCATCTTGACGATGTACTTGTCGATGATTGTGAAAACGTCAGGGTTCAGACGTTCGAGAATCCTGCCACTGCACATTCGGTCCCACCAGTACGAGGCTTCGTATGTGCATGTCCCGTCCTCATTGAAGGCATCCTCCATGGGGTTTTCCCATTCAGATATCATTGGGAAAAAGTCCTGAACAACTTTCATGTCAGCGGCATCGACAAAGTTTTTGACGATGACAATGCTGTCCGGTGTTGTTCCAAAATGGCCCGGATCGACTAGCGAAGACTCCTGCTCCATGCCGGCATCTTAGCCGTGTCGTCGTGCGTGGTACGCCCTTCGAGCCCGGAACTCAACCACCAAGTGGAGTGTTGTTAGAAGCCATGCGATGTGGGTGAATATGAGTCCACTTCGCCTTGAGGAAAGACGCCAGAATGACCTTGTTAGCGTCTCGATCTTCCGGCTCCTTATGGCAAATAGGTCATAGAGAACAACGAACGCTACAAGTCCAGCCCATCCGATGAGGCCAGTCTTCCTGCC